GGATATGTTGGAGGTAAACCATACTACGGTAAGATTTACTATGAAAATGATATCAAGTTTGCTGGTGTTCAAGGCACAGGAAGACCTGTAAGAGTTTACGATACTAAGTCGGCAAGTATTGAAGGATCACAACAAAGTGTTACGGGAGACTCAGTTAGAATTGTTGGTGCAGACTCTGAATTGATAACTCCAGCACCAGCAGAACCAGTTGAAACAACACAAACCATAGACATTGCTCCAAGAATCCAAACACAAACTCCAGCGCCGACACCGGCACCAACTCCCACACCGTCTACAACTCCAACTCCGACACCAGCGCCTGCACCTGCACCTGCGCCCTCACCATCACCCTCTCCACCTCCTTCATCTCCAGGTGGTGGAGGCTATGGTGGTTACTAATAAATATTAAAACAAACCACTTAAGTTATGGCAGAAAAGAAAAATTGGTGGACACAGGTTATAAGTACCATGAATGGTATGATAACTTTTGGTGGGATTGACGCTGATAAATCTGTTAGATCTAGTGTCGAATTATGCGGCACAGATGGAAGACATTTCTTTGACATGACCGAGGATGGGACAAGAAAGGGATGGACAACCTGCAACTCACCAGGAGCTTTTCAAGTTGTTGCCGGAGAAGATCTAAAAGAAGATCAGAATGCCATGGTTTTCATTGCGGAAAATGGAGACATCGTTATTAGTTCTGAAAGGGGAAGAATTCGAATTGAGGGAGTTGAGGTTGAAATTACTGCGACCGGATCAAGTCCACAAGGAAACTTTAAGGTTCTTGCAAACGAAAACGTAGATATTACCGCATCAAAAAATCTTAGTTTGAACGGAAAACAGTCTTCTAAACTGTTAACGACAGGACTTTTGACACTTGACGGTAAGTTAGGTATGCAAATTCTTTCACCGATTATAAAAGGTACATGTGGTGCAACAAATCCAAGAAAACAACCAGGACAAATAAGATAGGAGAGAACAATGGCATTTCATTTCGACGAAGTTCATACATATGAAGGTCAACACCTGGTTTGTCAAGAAAAGTCTGTACCAAAAGCATTAGGCGTTGGACCACAAAAAGTAAATCACACTTCATATATTCAAGGCAACACGCAGATAGGAAAGGTTGATGCATTCTCATCTGCTAATGCAACTTTGATGGTTGGTAGAGAGGATACTATTGGAACAGATCGTTCTCTTTGGGTAAAGGGAAACTGTTATATTCAAGGTGATGGAGAATTTACCGGATCAACTCTGCATATTAATAGTGAACTGTCAACAGCCCTTAACATTAATAATGTCACGACGATTGATAATGTGGGTGATGCCATTTTTGCGCGTGGCACTAATGGAATGACACTTTCTTCCAGATTTTCATCCGCAGATGCAAGACCAAAACCATTTGATATCAAACACCCATCAAGAGACGGATATCGTCTCCGCTATGCATGTGTTGAGGGACCTGAGGTTGCTGTCTACTATAGAGGTCGCGTTAAGAACGAAGAGGTAATAATTCTTCCAAGTTACTGGAAAGATTTTGTGTATGAGGATAGTATTTCTGTGCAATTGCAACCCATTGGTGCTCACCAGGATGTTATTGTAAAAAGATGGGACAGCGAAAAGATCTATCTCCAGTCGAGAGGTGGTACGCCAATCGATTGCTTCTTCCATGTCTATGCTGAGAGAAATGACATCAATCCATTGATCACTGAGTATGAAGGTGAGTCGTGTCAGGACTATCCTGATCCCAATCACCATCAAATCCCTGAGAGTGAGAGAAGCTACAAAGATCCCAACTACGCGAGAGAGCAGAACACAAGAACTAAGTGAAAAAACTGATTTATGTTGAAGAAAAGTTTCTTGATCCTTTTCTATGCGAACCATTCATCAACTTATCTAAGAGAAACGATAAAGAACTTCCATATGGGGATGTGAGTAGAGGCGGTGACACATTTTTGACCACCGTTACTCACTCCAATCCAGGTGAATCATTGGCAAAGGGGATGGATGTCCCAGAACCCGATGGTAACTATGGTGCGATTTATCTTGGAGGTAATGTTGATCCCACTACAATAAAAGTTGACGATAATGAACTTTTTAAGACAGTGGTTCATGCAGTCACTGATCTATGCAAATCTTTTGACCCCGATATCGTCCTTGATTATGTGGGTGTTGTGCGTTGGCCATCTGGAACATTCATGAAACCTCATTTCGACAAAAATGATGTTCATGGACCTGATGTGTTCGCCGCTATGCTCTACTTAAATGATGACTTTGATGGTGGTCACACATTATTTGAGCAATATGATATCAAACCAGAGGTTGGTAAACTTGTTGTCTTCTCAAACTCACAACTACTTCATCACGTTAGTAAGGTAGAGAATGGTCAAAGATTTGTCCTATCATTTTGGTATAAGAGGTTGACATCCTCTGTTGATTAACTTATAATTTATGGGTAAAATCATGCTGTGGTACATACATTTTGTCTGATAAAACGAACTTTGATATTCCACACCCAACAAAAGAAGGGTGGAGATTGAGACATACTTGCCTCGAAGGTCCTTCAAACGATGTGTACTTCCGTGGTAAACTTATTAACAAAAATATTATTTTTCTCCCACAATACTGGGAAGAGCTTGTAGATCCAACTACGATTACAGTCAACATAACATCTATTGGAGCGCATCAAGATGTTATTGTAAAGAGAATTTCTGACAATCAAATTCATTTGCAGGCAAATGGTGGTATGCCAATCAGTTGTTATTTCCATGTATTTGCAACTCGTGCAGATGGTGAGAGACTCATTCCAGAATATGAGGGACAATCACCTGCAGATTATCCAGGAAATAATGGAGAGTATTCTATCTCTGGATTTAACCCTGAAGCCGGTTGACAAGGGCGATTAACCTTTGTATAATAAGCAGGTAATCAACAAGCAAATCAATGCAAGACGAGTATCTCACCCGTTGTGTCATAGACCCCGTAAAGCGTAGTGTCTATCTTTATTCTAATGAGGGTGATGAGAAAACCGTGACCTGTGAAACCGTTGAACAGTTCATGAACGTGCTAGAGTTTGTCCGTGCTACGTGTGATGAAGACACTCTCTCCTACGCAAATCCACTTTAGCTTCCATTTTTGGTCGAAAAAAAATTCCGGCAATTTTTTAACCCCTTTACTTTTTTCAAATGCGTCCAGAAACCCGAAAATCAATGGAAATGCTATTTCACGCGAAATGGAATGTTCCCAAAGCTGCTGATAATTGCGGGTTGACGTGGAAAGAGATGAAAATCACTTTTAATGAATACTGTAGATTTCATCTACCTGGGACGGTGGCGGAATCGGTAGACGCACCAGACTTAAAATCTGTTGAGGATTAACCTCGTGAGGGTTCAAGTCCCTCTCGTCCTATTGGGAATCAATTCCTAAATATTCGAAAGTAGAAGACTACTTGCATATGAAATACCGTATTGAAACCAGATATGTTTGGTACAATAAGGGAACAACAATTGTTATGATGTATTTCATAAATGATGTACCTTTTACTTTCGATGAACTCCCAGATGGAGCATTGTATGATCTGGATGTTGTAGAAATCGCAGACAACGAAAGACGCTTTGAACCTGATGACCTGTACAGGTCATCATTTTACTTAATTGATGAAGAGTGTCATCCAATGTTGTTTGAGGTTGAACTGGAAAATCCAGAAATGTTGCCTGTAGATTGATGCCAACTTAGCTCAGCTGGATAGAGCAGGGTTTTTGTAAAGCTCAGGTCAACGGTTCAAGTCCGTTAGTTGGCTTATAAAGGAGAAAAAATGAAAATTAATCTCTGGTACTGCAAAGAAATGAAAATGTGGAGATGGACTCTTATGGATGATAGAGATTCAACTTCTAAAATGGAATCTGGTCAAAGACCAGATTTGAAAGATGCAATGAATGATGTTGCAACGACGGTAGAATATCTTTTAGATGAGAATTGACTGTTTGCAAAAATAAAAAATATGTGCTAATATATAAGTGGCGATACTAAAACCAAACCCCTTCCGTGTGACCTCAAACCTCCTTCGGGAGGTTTTGTTGTATGCTAAATAATCCATAACGGGAACTATAAGCACTAATAAAATGGGTCTTTCCAGATTAGACAACTTTATCAAGAATGTGCGTGGCAATATTCTGTATGTGAGTCCGAATGACATTGACTCTACAGATAGTATTGAAAATAAAGGTAATTCACTCACAAGACCCTTTAGAACGATTCAAAGGGCTCTGATTGAATCTGCAAGATTTTCATATCAACGTGGGTTAAACAACGACAGATTTAACCAAACAACAATTATTCTCTATCCCGGAGACCACGTTGTTGATAATAGACCTGGATTTATCCCTGATGGTGCGGATAATTTCAGATTGAGAGATGGTACAACCACGAATGATTTTAGTGCATGGGATTTAACCACGGTTTATGACCTGGATAACCCAAATAACGCTCTCTATAAGCTTAATAGTATACATGGTGGTGTAATTCTTCCCCGTGGAACATCACTTGTTGGTATGGATCTGAGAAAGACCAGAATCCGTCCCAAGTACGTTCCCTCTCCTACCAACGACAATATTCCCAGATCTGCGATTTTCCGTATCACTGGTGGTTGCTATTTCCACGGTTTTACCGTACTTGATGCAGACCCTAATGATGAGTGCTTCACCGATTACAGTGCAAACGAGTTCCTTGCAAACTTCTCACATAATAAACTTTCCGTATTTGAGTTTGCGGATGGAAGTAATGATGTAGAAATCAATGATTCGTTCCAAACGTATGGAACAGACAGAACTGACCTTGAAATGTATTACGAAAAGGTTGGTCTTGCCTATGGTTCTGCAAGTGGTCGTCAGATTGAACCCGATTATCCATCATCTGGTCTGGATATTGAGCCCAAGGTTGATGAATTTAGAATTGTCGCTCCATCTGGACTGACTGTAGGTATCAGCAGCATCCGTGCTGGTACTGGTGCTGTTACAAGTGATGTTATTACTGTCACCACCTCAACTGCAATCACCGGACTGGATGTTGACACTCCAGTTACGATTCGTGGTATTAGTGCGACTGGTTATAATGGTAAGTATGTTGTAACTGAAAAAGTAAGTCCTACTTCGTTCAGATATGAGGTTCAGAACATTCCTGTTGAGGGACTTCCATCCGTCACTGGTTCAACTGTATCTCTGACACCTGATAGTGTAACCTCACAATCACCATACATCAACGGAGTCTCAATGAGATCTGTTTATGGTATGTGTGGTATGCACGCTGATGGTAGCAAGTCATCTGGCTTTAAGTCGATGGTTGTTGCACAGTTTACTGGTATTGGTCTTCAAAAAGACGAGAATGCGTTCGTTAAGTATAACTCGAACGTTGGTGCATATGAAGATAGTACCATCTCTGGTAATGAGGCACTGAGTGCTGACTCCCGTGCTGTTTATAAACCAGCATATTCAAACTTCCATATCAAGGTATCCAATAAATCATACATTCAAGCAGTATCGTGTTTTGCTGTTGGTTTTGCTGAGCACTTTGTTACTGATACTGGTGGAGATATGTCTCTCACTGGTTCAAACTCTAACTTTGGTGCAAAGTCACTAGTTTCATCTGGATTCAGAGACACTTCATTTGATCAAGATGATCTTGGATTCATTACTCACGTTATTCCACCAAAAGAAGTTCCCATCACTGAAAGCTCAGTTGAGTTCGCTTCAATTGATATTGAGAAGAGTGTTGGTATTACGACTACAAACGAACGTCTTTACTTAGCAGGAGAAACCAACTCTGATATTCCACCCGATCATATCGTCGGTGGATACAGAATTGGTGCAAAGACTGATGATGAACTATATCTCTTGATTGCTGATGGAGGATCATCCACAGAATTCCATTCAAGAATTGTAATGCCGAACTCACAATCGAGTTCGGAAAAGGTATTTAATGTTCAGAGAAGTGCTGCTGGTATCAACAGCATTACAAGTAGTGTTCTTACACTTTCTGCAGCACACAACTTTGAGAACTCAGAATCAGTTCGTGTTCTTAGTGATAATGGTAGACTTCCTGACGGACTTGAGTCAAACAGAGTTTACTATGTCATCACCGACACCAACCCAAGTAGTGGTCTCTCAACTAACGTAGATATTAAACTTGCAAACTCTTCATCGGAAGCAGAAGCAGGAACTGGTATCAGCATCAATGCTCTTGGTGGTGTTCTCAAGATTGCAAGTAGAGTATCTGATAAAAAGTCTGGTGATGTTGGTCACCCAATTCAGTATGATAATGCTCTGGGTCAGTGGTATATTAAGGTATCTACAGCATCAACCGATAACCAGATTCAGCCATCCGTTGTTGTTGGTCTTGGTACAACAGCACTTGGTAGAGTATCGCCAAGAACTTATGTCAAGAGAAAACTTGACGCTAGAAGTGCGGAAGATACAACTTATCGTCTGAGATATGTCATCCCAGCATCAAGTGGTGGTGACATTGCTGTTCCTCCTACAGATGGATTTGTTATCCAAGAATCCAAGACTGCAATTGGTGCAACAAACTCAGAAGTTCAAACATATTTTGGATCTGGTTCGATTGTTCATATCAACCAACAGAGGAACTTTAACTTCATTGCAAATGCACGCTGGATTGAATCCACGACAGAAGCAAGAATTCTAACTGAACTCCCTCATAACCTTTCCGAAGGTTCTCAAGTAGTAATCAATAATGTTACTAGTGGTGTTAATACAACTGGTGTTGGTAACTCTGGATTCAATAGAACATATCAAGTTACTGGTATCACCAGTGCTAGAGAATTTGCTGTTGGTCTTACAACTAATCCAGGTGCATTTAATAATGACCTGCTAACCAGAGATACAAACCTTCCATATTTCCAAAGAAAGAGATACGATACAACCTACTTTGTTCAGAAGTCGGAAGAAGTACAACAGTATGTCAGTGGCTCTCAAGATGGTATCTATTACCTGACAGTCCTGAATGCATCCAATACTCCTTCTGTAGCACCATTTACTGCTGACAACTACTCTCAACCTGTTAAGTTCCTGTATCCGCAGACTGACAGAGATACTCCAGTATCTGATCCAAGTCCAGCAATTTCGTTTGCCTCTCCAACTCCAATTGGTGAGGTTGTCGTTGATGATGTAAGAAATAGTATCACTAAAGAATCGCTGAACGATTTTGTTGCAGATATTGATGTTGGTGTTGGTGCTGGTCTAACTGATGTTATTACGAGTGTTGGTGGAACAGTTCATCTGTTTAAGACAAAAGTTGATCATGGACTGAATAGAATTACTCAAGTCAGTATTGCTGATAGTGGTTCTGGTTATGGAACTGGTGTGGATGCAGAATACTACAATGCACGTCTTGTAAGTATCGGTGCTTCTACAACTGGTTCACATGCAACCGCGAAGGTTACAGTTGACGCAACTGGTGGTATTACTGACATTCTGATTATGGATGGTGGTAGTGCATATGGTATCGGCAACACAATGAATGTTGTCGGTATTGCCACTACAACTGGACATGCGCCAGCTGTTGTAACGGTTCAGAAGATTTATGATAATGTCAGTGATACTTTACAAGTCACTGGTGTTACTTCAGAAACTTACAGAAATTACAATAATCTTTATAGAATCTTAGATGTTCAGGTGGGGGCAGCGAAGACATTCGTTGTCACCAGTATTAACCCAGTTACCGGTGTCTCAACATCTGGTATCGGAACTTCTAAGTTAACTAAGTCCTCCGTACATCTGACTGGTGAGACAATTGGTGTTACAAGTATCACTTATGATTCAGTCTCCGGTATTGCAACGGTCAACACTAGAAACAATCATGGTCTGAAACCAAATGCGAAGATCAATATTCGCACAGGTATTGCCACGATGCCGGTCTTCACTGGAAACTTTATCATCAAGCAGAACAAGTCTCTGACCTCCTTCACTGTTGATGTTGGTGTGGGTGCTACTATTTCTGAAATTGCGATTGGTTCCTCGATGTTTGCTCATCGTGGTGGATTTGCATCTAATGATGGTGATATTAACCCACTCAGTGAGAGCCTTAATGGTAGAATGGCACCAGTCTATGCTGGTATCACGACTACACTTTCTGTTGGTATTGCTAACGCATCAACTGCAAACGTAAGTTTGACAAACGTTGGCAACTTAGGAATCAACATTGGTGATTATCTTGCAATCGATGATGAGATTGTTAGAGTCAAGACAACTCCAACTAACCCAGCAACCAACCCACTCTCTGTATTCCGTGGTGTATTTGGAACAAACGCTGCGTCTCACGATGCGGGATCTGTTGTTCGTAGGATCAAACCATTCCCAATCGAATTTAGAAAGTATTCTAACGTCAGAGCAGAGGGTCACACTTGGGAATACATTGGATTTGGTCCTGGTAACTACTCTACTGCACTTCCTGTCAACCAGGATCGCTCAAGAACAGAGCAAGAGCAATCACTTGCACGTTCCTTGAGAAAAGATGGTGGTGGTAACTTCTTCTCTGGTGTTGATGAAAGAGGATTTACATTCTCTGGTCACACCAAGTCAAATAGTGTTACTGGTGACATTCGTAACTTTACTGGACCGATTCGTTCTGTAACTGGTGAAGACATTTCGGAAAAAGAAGATGTCAACATCACCAGATCTACAGAGGCAGTCGTCAAACGTTCAATCCGTGTTGAGGGTGGTGACGATGGTAAGACTGTATCTGAGTTCAATGGACCAGTAATCTTTAAGGATAAGATCTCCTCTTCTTCAGATGAGGGTATTGAATCCAAGTCACTCTTACTTGAGGGTGATAGTGCTCTCTCTAGAAAGTATACTGTTGGTATTTCAACTCCAACTGATGCTGGAATTCCAGGTGACATTGTTTACTATGACAAACCAGAGCAAGGTGGTTACGTTGGTTGGGTCTACACCCTTGATAAGGATTGGAGAAGATTTGGTAACATCAGCCTTAACAAGAACTCTAATATTCAGACCTTTGATCAGGTTGGCATTGCATCCACTTCGCTGACAAATCGTTCTGTTCTTCGCATCGGTGCAGGAACATCTCTGGTTGCTGTTGATGCTGATGGTGTTGGTATTGGAACCACTGCAAACGGTAAGAAACTTCGCGTCGTTGGTGACTCAGACTTTAGTTCTGATATTGGTGTTGGTGGAACGGTCAACGCACTCGCATTCGTTGGTGATGGTCAAGGTCTAACAAACTTGAACGTGTCTGCAACTGGTTGGGGACAGGTGTCCGGTGTTGGTAACACGGGTATCTATGATGCTGCACTCTCAAGAGTTGGTATCGGAACCTCAGTTCCAAGCGTAACTCTTGAGGTTGGAGCTCCAGGAACTGGTGACATCAACTTCCTGGTCAATAATAGATCTGTATTTGTTGGTGTTGTTTCTGCCTCTAACGTTTCTGTTTCTGGTGTTCTTACATCTACGAATTATCGATTAGATAGTTCTTCATCCAATATCTCTGCTGGTATTGTTACCACTGCAAGACTTGTAGTTGGAACCTCAGGAACTGTCATTACCACTACATCTACTCAACTTGTCGGTATCGGCACCCTGACTCCAAGAGCGAAACTGGACATTGATGGTTCTGTTAAGTTCAAGACTTATTCTGAAAACGTTGAATCGGTATCACCTTCTGGTGGTAACGTTAATATTGATCTTCAAAAGGGTCAAACATTTGCACTGACTGTAAATGGAACTGTGAGCCAATTTACACTTCTGAATCCTCCAACAGGTTCCACAACATTTGTTCTTAAGATTGCACAAGATTCTACCGGTGGTTTCTCCGTTGGAATTGATACCTTTAAGAACTCTGTTGGTAATGCAATTCCTGTTTACTGGAGTGGTGGTAGTGTTCCTGGTGTCGCAACAACCGCTTCTGAAGTTGATATTTACAAGTTCAGAACGTTTGACCAAGGTGCATCTCTCTACGGAATTGTAGAGGGCCAACGCTTCAGTTAGTAGATTGCTAAATAGTAAAAAATAGAGGGGGAGAGTGAACCCGAATGGCAATCAATAAGAATTTTGTCATTAAGAATGGTGCTGAAATTAACACCAAATTGCTTGTTGTGGACGCTGATACACAACGAGTTGGTGTTGGCACCACAGTTGCAAGTTATACCTTACACGTTTTTGGAACAAACGAACAACCGGGTGGCATTGGTGCATCGGTAGTTAATGTTACTGGTGTAACCACAACTGTTCTCCTGAATGTTAGTGCTGCATCCACTTTCTCTAACGGTCCTGTTTTCATTGGCGTGGGTCAATCAACAGGAACTCCTCTACAACCGCTACAAGTTGGTTCAGCAACAACAACTAAAGGCATATACGTTTCTGGTGACGTTGGAATTGGAGAAACGTTCCCAGCTGCAAAACTAGAAGTTGTTCCAGAATCTACAAGAATTGCTGGCCTGTTTACAGGAACCACTTCTGATGATATGGTTCGTATTACCCAATTGGGTTCGGGTAATGCGTTAACAATTGAAGACTCAGCCAATCCAGATTCCACACCAGTTATTGTTGATGCATCTGGTGACACTGGTATTGGTACTGATAAAGCAAGAGCAAAACTGCACGTACTTCCTAACGTTAATGGAATTGCTGGTTTATTCTCTGGCAGTACTTCTAATGATATGGTCCGCATCACCCAAATGGGTGAGGGAAATGCTCTGGTTGTTGAAGATGTAGTTGCTGACGGAACTCCATTTATTGTCAAGGCAACCGGTGATACTGGTATCGGTATTGGTTCAGACCCAATTGGTGCAAAATTACACGTCGTTCCTTCAACTCCAGGAATTGGTGGTATGTTCACTGGCGCAACTGCCGGTGATATGGTTCGTATTACTCAAACTGGAGGAGGAAATGCTCTGGTTGTTGAGGATGAAGGAAATCCAGATTCATCTCCATTCATAATTAAGGCATCTGGTGACACTGGAATTGGCACAAACTCTCCAGGTGCAAAGCTCCACGTTACACCTACCGCCACAGCAGCTGCTGGTATCTTCTCAGGAACCACATCAGCAGACATGGTTCGTATTACTCAGACAGGTTCTGGTAATGCTCTGGTTGTTGAAGATGAAGCAAATGAAGATGCAACTTCATTTGTTGTTAGTGGAGTAGGCTCTGTTGGTATCGGTACAAACGTTCCAAGATACCTTTTAGACGTTGATGGAACAAAACTTGCATCAGAGGGTGTTGCTGTAGGACAAACTGCAGTTTACATTCGTGGTGATGTCAAAATTGTTGGTGACTTAAGTTGTGATGACATCACGTTCGATCAGGCAGTTCATACATTCCTGAACGTTAGTGGTTTCGGAACAATCACAGACTTACTTGTTCCAGAAACTGCATCGATCAATATTGGTATTATCACCAGTATTCAAGGTGGTAACTTAAGCCTTGCTGGTATTACTTCATTCCTGAAAGCACCAGGAATCAGCACTATTGGTTTCCTTCAGAATACAACTCTAAATGTTACTGGTTTCTCTACTTTTGGTGGATCTTCGGCAACTCTGCTGAATGTATCTGGTGTTACAACAGTTGGTGGTGGGTTTGAGGCCAATCAAGGTATCAATGCTGCCAGACTTAATGTTACTGGTATTACGACATTAGGATTCGCAACAGCAGCAGCACTCAAAGTTAGTGGTATTTCAACTTTAGGTGATACAACATCTGCATCGGCAGTCGTTACTGGTGTTTCGACATTTAATGGTAATGTCTCTATTGCAGATAAGATTATTCACACTGGAGATACAGACACTGCAATCAGATTCCCTGCTGCTGATACATTTACAGTAGAAACTGCTGGTAGTGAAGCACTTCGTGTAAATTCTGATGGAGTTCTTAAAGTTGGAGGAAATGAGACTGTTTCCACCGCTACAGGTATTCAGATAGAAAATGCTGGAGCAGCACTTTTAACATTACTTAGAAATGATTCATCAATCAGTGAAACAAACACTCTTGGTGGTATTGACTTCTATGGTAATGATGGTGGATCAGTTCAACAAGTTGCCAAAATTTCTGCTGTTTCTGAGGGAGACCACGGAAATAATGATAAACCAACAGCGTTAGTTTTCCAGACCACAAATGACGGAGCAGGACATGCGACAGAAAAACTTCGTATAACAAATGATGGTGGGGTCGGCATCGGAACTTCTGGTCCAACAGAGACATTAACACTCAATCATGCCAGTGGTGCTAGTATTGGATTAGAATATGATGGATCTGAGCATGGTACTATAAGTGTAAATAGCGCCGCGATGTATGTGCGTGCTGGTTCTGGAAAACATTTAATACTTGGAGGTAATGCTACAGAATCACTTCGTTTAACTTCTGGTGGCCTGGTCGGCGTTGGCACCGCAACACCAAGAGACAGTTCAACACTTGATGTTGATGGTGGTGGTCGTTTCAATGGTGATGTTAGTTTCTCTGGTTCAACAGGTGCTGGTTCCACTGTCTTATTTGACCAATCCGACAACTCACTGAAGTTTGTTGATAGTACTAAAGCAAAGTTCGGCTCCGGTGGTGACTTAGAGGTTTATCACAACGGTTCTGATAGTTTTATTAGCGATAATAGTCGGCATTTAATTGTTCGCGCAGATGGTAGCGGAGATTTGTATCTTCAGTCTGACAATCAAGTTCTTTTGACTGACATTGGCGGTAATGAGACTTTTATTGAATGCAATGATAATTCAGATGTAAAACTTTTCCACGACAACTCCATCAGAGTTACAACCACTGCCGATGGCGTAGACATCAGTGGAACCGGTTCAATCAAAATTCCTGTTGGTACAACTGCACAAAGAAATGGCTCACCAACCGCTGGTGATTTTAGATATAACAGCACCTTAGGACAGTTTGAAGGTTACACTGATAGTTGGGGAGAGATTGGTGGATCTGGTGGAGTCTCTGAGACTGACACTTCAGTTTCTACTGTCAATCCAACGGGTGTTGGTTCATTTGCAACTGCGTCGTTTAGATCTGCAGCAGTCATTGCTCAGATTGATCAAACGGGAAGTGGATTCCAAGTTGGTCGATACTTGATGATTCATGATGGAACAAACGTAACAGTTGTTGAAGAATCGGCAGTTGCAACTGGAGATATGCTTGGTTCCTTTGATGGAGCAATCGTGGGGTCAAATGCTGAATTTAGAGTTACAATGGCTAGTGCGGGAATTGCGACAGTTACAACCAAGATAGATACTGTGACGGTTTGAGGTAAGATAAGATGCCTAGTATTCGCATTGGTTTTGCCTCTGACTTTACTCTCAATAATAGTCTGGTCGGTTTTGGTACTACAACAGCCGATCAGAAGTTAGAAGTTGCTGGAACTTTAAAAGGTGACTTTCAGATTACTGGAGTCACTACTCTCACAGAGTATAGTGGTTTTGTTGCACAACAACAGCACGTTAATGAACCATCAACAATTGGATTCAGTACATCTGGTATTGGATCATTCCAGCAATATTATGAGACTGAAACGGGATATATTGATCTAGGTGGTGTTCATCACGGAGATGATCAAAAATTTAATACACTCTCTGAGGATCTGGTCATTGATGATGGTCAGATCTTAAATATCACCAACACTGATATGGTTGGTTCTACAACCATTGGTGAGTATGATCCACATAATCACTCATCATATGTTTGTGTAGGTTCACTGGAACAAGTATCAGTCACCGATCATTTCTCTGTTCCAAATGGTGGAATTAATGATAGACAAGAAACACCAATCGAAGGAACCGTAAGATTTAATACTGATCTGAATACACTTGAGTTCTTTAATGGAGTTGAGTGGAGACAATTCACTTATAATCAAGGACAAAGTAGTCGTGCAGTAATCTCAAGTGGATATGGTCCAACACCAGCACTCATCTACCCCGCACAGTATGATTACATAACAATCACTACTCTTGGCAACTCTGCATATTTTGGAGATATGCAAAGCAGTTTGAGAGAAAAGATGGGGTGTGGATCTGCGATTAGAGCACTCTTTGGTGCAGGAGGAAGTCCAACAATAAGTAATGAAATTGATTATTTAACAATTGCATCTGCTGGTAATGGAGTTGATTTTGGTAACTTAACAACTGCAAATATACACAACTCAGCACTTTCTAATTCCACAAGAGGTATATGGGGAGGAGGATATAGTGGTTCTCCTGCAGCTTTTACAAATGTAATTGATTATGTTGAGATAAACACTCTTGGAAATGCACTAGATTTTGGTGACCTATCAGGTGACCTTGATGCAGGGTCAGGTTATCTTGCTTCTTTTGCTTCACCTACTCGGGGAGTGTTTGCAGGTGGAACTCACCCAACTTCTCCTGCAGGTGATAGCATTATTAGGACTGCCGAAAGTATCACTATTGCATCAAAAGGAAATTCTACTAGATTTGGGGATTTGACTGCAAAGCACCAGAGACCATCTGCAGCATCAAATACAGTCAGAGGACTTATTTTTAGTGGTCGTGATGATGTCCCAGATATAAG